TGATGGGTCGTCTACAGTATACTCGCTTTAAAAAGGAGAAACAAGCATGAGTAACCTTCTACAGGTCTTTGACCAGAAATTATTTGATAACCTTCACCGTACCACTATTGGTTTTGATCGTATCCTAGATGATATGCTGCGTGTGAACAGCATCCAAGTACAACAGAATTATCCACCATACAATATCATCCGCAATGATGAAACCAATTATGAAATTCAGATTGCCGTAAGTGGCTTCTCTGAAAAAGATATTGATATCACCTTAACTGATAATCAATTGGTTATCACTGGCGAAAACACCGACGAGGATACCAACGAGTATCTTCACCGTGGCATTGCTGCTCGCAAGTTTATTCGCACATTCTCACTAAGTGATGATGTTGTGGTAAATGCTGCAAAGGTTAAGAATGGCTTGCTTATCGTATCACTAGAACATGTTGTTCCAGACGAAAAGAAGCCAAAGAAAATTCCAGTAACCAAGTAATATAATAGCAACAAAACACGGCGGGAATTGTCCCGCCGTGTAAATAATAGAAGATGAGCAAAATGAGCACAGACACCGCAACCAAGTCCAATGTAAAAATTAAGCCTAAGTTAGACTTAGCACCACCACCACGTTTTAGTGTTATCTTTATGAATGATAATGTAACAACCGTTGATTTTGTTATGGCTGTTCTACAAGAAGTATTTGAACATGATGAAGATAGTGCAATGGGACTAACTGCTAAAATTCATGAACAGGGACAAGCAACTGTTGCAGTATTACCTTTTGAAATTGCAGAAAGCAAAGCAGTTGAAGTAACGTTACTTGCTCGCACCAATAGTTTTCCACTTAATGTAAAGATTGAACCACAAGCCTAAACTTCTATTAGTTTAGGAAAATAAATCTGACCAATATTTTCTTCTGGGCGACCACGGGGATGGCACACATAACGTATGCCATCTATTGTCTCATCAAATTCTTTATGAACGTGTCCAAAGCACCAAGCACGAATTTTCTGATTTGTGTTTGCTAATAGCGTGGTTTGAAATAAACTATTGCCGATACGACCATAGTGAACAGGATTGTAATCAGGCGGCAAATAAGAAAATCGTTTCATTGGTGCGGTGTGAGTAACAACTACTATATGATTGATGCGTGGATCATTGTTAAACGTTTCAATTTGATTGTATAACATCTTTGCTTCATTCTTAGCAATTATAAAGATTTCACTAAGTTTTTCTTCTTCAAATCCTTCAACAACTAAACGTTCCCAACATTCACTGCTGCTCATTTGCGGCATACAAAAATCATATGTCCACCATCCATTGCAACCTATAAATGCAGTATCATCTAAAACAATACAGCTTTTATGAAGATAGGTTATGTTATTGTGTGGAGAAATTCGATCATAAAATTTAGCGCAATTTTCATGAAGATTTGTTTTATGATTGTGTTCATGGTTGCCATCGACAAATATAACATGGCGATAGTTTTTGCCAATTTCAATTAATTTTTTATAACTGTAATCCCAATCGTTGCTGATATCACCTGCAACTACGCATACTAAACTTGTTCCCAAACCATCCCAATTTAAATTTTGTTCAGGCGGCCACCAATTTTCGTGTAAATCACTTACTAAATCAAAATGCATTTTTTATTGAACCTACAGTAATAATTATATATAATATCATAATGAACATAATTTTTAATAAAGAACTTGTCGCAGAACTAAAAGAGAAATACACTATCCTTGAATTAGATACGGTGATGCAACCTAGCTTGGCAGAACCAATTGTTTTACACGCTGTAGTAGAGATCACCAATATCACTGACTTATCAACGTTGTCATTCTTTCGTGAAATGCATGAAGATATGATTCGTGAATATAAGAGTGGCAATTGGACAAGAGCGGCAGAACTTACAAGCGGATTGCTTGGACATTTTAATGGTGAATTAGACGAATTTTATAATTTAGTTATTGACTTCTGCGCAGAATCTGTTAAAGTAAATAGAAGTTGGGACGGTATCAAGCATACGGTTCCTAAAGAATAACATAGGCTGAGTTGGCACAGTGGCGACTGCACCGCTTTTGTAAGGCGGAATACAAACAACGGGGGTTCGAGTCCCTCACTCAGCACCATTTTTTAGAGGTAGGTTATGTCACGTTATTGGTCCGAAACTGCACTATTTGATTGGCTTCGTGGGAAGTTTGGTATTGAAAAACCAACTGCTCTTGAATGGGGCGAATGGTCTGTGTGGAAGCGTAATACCAAAGCCGCACATCCTATTGGTTATTGGGTAACTGAAACTTTTCCTCGTATTGTAGATAAGATTGATCGCAATACTGTTGGACATATTGATAATGCTCGTTATTATCTTCGCAATCGTTTTTGGCGTCAAACACACGTTCTTCCAACAGGTTTGCCGCTCGGTGAATATCATGATTTAGATGAGCGTATTCTTCATGGTGTCATGCAAGGTATTGTAGACTATGTTGAAAAAGAACTTGCTTGGAAAAGCCGTTGGTTGAGCACAGAGGAAAGCAAGGCGGTTGTGTGGAAGAGCGGTCGTTGCCCCCAACTTGGATTGAAGTATCTTGAATGGGAAAAAGGTTTGCTCTATGATGAGTCATGGGGAATGGAACCAACCGATGCAAAGTTTGGTGAATTGACTGACCAAGCACAACGTGCCATTGATGTGCTACGACTTTATAACTGGTGGAAAACAGAGCGTCCCCAGCGTCCTGACTCACATGACGCAAGTGGTTGGAGCCAGTATTGTGATGATATGGACAAGAAGTATGGACGTGATCATTTCTTTGAAAGTCGTGATCAAGAAACTGATGAAGAACGTGCTCGTAGTCGTGCGGCATTGGACAAGTCTCACGAAATTGAAGCAGCATATGATGCAGAAGATACTGCAATGTTGATGCTCGTTGTTCGTATAAGAAAAGGATTATGGACATAACAATTTTTAACGGCGGCACGGCTGTGCTAAAAGGTTGGAGCGAGTATAACTAAAAACCGTCTGTGAAGGCTGCAGACCATATCGGACGGACTGGACAGGTGAGAGACCTGTAAAAGGTAATGGTGATTGTGTCACACAATTGAAACCCGAAAATTTGTAGTCCAAACTAAAACCATCGTGGGGATAGCAACCCACCCGTTAAAAAACTATTGACAAACCGCAGACTATATAGTATATTAATAGAATAAACAGAAGAGAGTTATGACAATGTTAATCATGGGATATAAAGATAAGCCAGAGTGGTCAAAAGTTCGTGCTGCGTTCAAGCGTTGCACAGACTTACCTGCCGCTGACATTGAGAAGATTGTCAAGAATGTCAAGGAAGGCAGAACCGAAACCATTCCTAATGACCACACTCTTTACGAAGACTTGAAAGAACTTGGCATCCTGATCAAGTAAAAATTACCCATCTTTACCTAAATATTATGTTAGGTAATGGTGGGATTCAATGATTTCTGGTGATTATTGGTTAAAATTGCAACCAGTTGCAGAACCAACCCGTTGGTTAGAACAAGCACAAGCAAAATTTGATATCATTCAGAGACTCTTTGTTAATCTTGATGTACAACCACAAACTATTTTATTAACTCATTTTAATCCACTTGTTTTATTATTAGAACAACATTATGATTGCACCGTTGTTGCAGAACAAGGTGTAAAATATGCATATCAAAGCAGCAGTAATTTTATAGATAGTATTGGTGATATAAAGGGCAAAGTAGATATTACACTTGCACTTGATGAATACTTCACTTACTGCGATAGTGAAAATGCTCAGCGTGATCTGATTGCTGAGATTAAAAATTGCACAGATGGATATCTTATAACATCACTGCAAGATTACAAAAATACTGCTCCACATAAGCGCAATCACGTAGATGCATCTGTGCACAGCGATATTATACTTTTAGAACAAAATATAGTAGACAAAAATAATAGGCAGAATTGGCAAACTCATATATACTTTATAGAAAATCATCATGATCTAACTGTGTTGGGTCCAACTGAACGCCGCACTATGTATTTCAAGCAACTTGCAAAATACAGCAGCGATTTAGAAGGTTCTAACTATGTTATCCAAAAGAACATGTTATATCGTGGTTTTTTCAAAAGAAATTATGAGCATATTATAACTGTAAAGTTCTAAGGAAGCCAATTGGTCGATATTAATATTGAAGCAGCAATATCTGCAAGCCTACGTAGCAGTGTAGAAGCATATCTGCAAACAGCAGATTTAAGTACCGTCATTGCCGAAACCCTACAAAAACAAATTAATAATGTTGTTATCAACCTTACTGGTAAGATTTTCAATGACATTATATCTAAGCGTGATCTACAAAGTGAAGTAACGCATTTAGTTCAAACTATATTGAGTGAACAGTTACTATCGGTTGGCACAAAACAAGTCAACGAAGTGCTTCAACAAGCAGATATGCAAAAGATTATTGTTAGCAGTATACAAAGTGAAGTTCATCGTGCTGCTGGCAGTTATGATTTTCCTGAAAAAAGTATACCATTTAGCAGCATTAAAATGGATGGATGCGAGTTTAATGCTGGTTTTATTAATAACGGTATCTACAACAAATTTACAAGTACTGGCATTGCTGATGAGTCAAGCAAAATACAATTGCGTGTAACCGATGAAGGCATCATTACTACCAATAATATTACTGCTGAAAATTTATTGATTGAGGATAATGCATTCTTTAAAAATGTAACTATTGATGGCGATTTATTTGTTGGCGGCAACGTATTACCAAGCAAAAAATTGGATGATTACATTAGTAACGTAAGCCAAGCAGTTGCACGGCAATTAATAGATGATAACAATAACAGTCATATTGACTTAGGTAATCGTCATATTGTAAGCGGTGACCGATATGTTATTAATAACGATAGTCTTGGACCGCATATTATTAATAGCAACCTACGCAATGTTGGAAACTTGGTTGAACTTACGGTAAGTGGTCAAGCAATTATACACGAAACCTTAGTTGTAACAGATCATCGTGTAGGTATTAATACAGAAAGTGCGGTGGGTGCGTTAAGTGTATGGGATGAAGATGCTGAATTTACCCTAGTAAAACATAGCCCTAAAACAATGTATGCTGGCAGTACCAGAATTACTGATGTTGTATTAGGCAGTAACAATGCAGAACAAATCAAATTAAAAAGTGACGGGACTATAGAATTAAACGGACCTCTACGATTTAATGGTGTATTAATAAACGTTGTAGACCGTATACCAGAACAGGTTGGTGAACCTGGTGAAATTGCCGTCATGCGTGATGGGAGTGCTATATACAGATGCCTTGGTCAAAATAGTTGGGGGAAGATTCTATAATGCGTATTTTTAAATGGATTTATAATATCATTGATGATATGATATACAAATATAAGCGTCGTCGTTTGTTGAAAGAACTTAAGGAACGTGACCCATTTATATATTGAGGAAAAATGCTTTTAGGTATCAATGCTAACAATCATGACGCAAGTATTGCTGTTGTTGACGGGTCTAATATTCTGTTTGCGGGTCACGCTGAACGGTATAGCAGAGTAAAGAATGATCCACATCTTAATGAAGCATTGATTAACGATGCGTTACAATATGGTATACCTGATAAAATAGTATGGTATGAACAGCCATGGAAGCGTACTGTTCGTAATCTTATAAGCGGTCAACGTCCACTACACTATAACTTAAAATCCTATCTTAAGAAATATGGTCTTGACAAGATACCTGTTGTTACTACACCGCATCACGGTGCGCATGCTGCTATGGGCTATTATACCAGTGGATTTAGAGATGCAGCCATCGTAGTTATAGATGCTATTGGTGAATTAGAATGCACCTCTGTATGTCGTGGAATTAACAACAAAGTTAGCAGAGTTTGGCACAATGTTTATCCACAAAGCATTGGGCTATTTTATAGTGCCGTCACAGAATATCTTGGGTTTAAACCTAACGAAGAAGAATATATTGTTATGGGCATGGCAGCATACGGCGAACCAAAGCATCTTAAAACAATGCTCAATGAGTTCTTTGGAACATGGTCACCGCCTAATGTAGAGTTTAAACATAACCTACATCGTGGTATGCGTTGGTGGAATAAACCTAAAGATGAAGATTGGAAACCAGAAGATATTGCAGCTTCTGCACAAGCAATTTATGAGCAATACTTAATGGCAATTTGCCGCTATGCTCGTGAAGTAGTTGGCAGTGATAATCTTGTATTGGTAGGTGGTTGCGCTCTTAACTGTGTAGCAAATAGCCGATTGAAAACATTTACTGGATTTAGTAATATATGGGTGCCACCAAATCCTGGCGATGCTGGTTTAAGTTTAGGTGCAGTTACGTATCATACTAAGCAACATGTGCATTTAGAACATGCATTTCTTGGATATAACATTGATCGTAGGGTTGATGTTCGTGCAGTAGTTGATGCCCTAGAAGGGGGTCAAGTTGTAGGCATTGCCAATGGTCGTGCAGAGTTTGGTCCACGAGCGTTGGGTAACCGTTCACTGATTGCTGATCCTCGTGGACCAGATGTAAAAGACCGTGTAAATGCAATCAAGAAACGTGAGCCATTTCGTCCATTTGCTCCAATTATATTGAAATCTTGGTTTAGGGAATACTTTTATAGTAAGATGCGAGTAAATCATGATTATATGCAATGGGCGGATGCGTGTATGGACCCACAATCTTTTCCAGCAATTTGTCACGTAGATGGAACTTCTCGTGTTCAAACAATTGACCATCCTACTCCAAGCATAATGTATAAGATATTAGAAGCATGGTATGCTCGTGCCCGTTGTCCAATGTTGCTTAACACCAGCCTTAACATTAAAGGTGAACCATTGGTAAATACATGGGCAGATGCTGAACGGTTTTCTGAATTGAACAATGTGGTGGTATTCTAATGCGTGTAGCAATTATTGGTGACAGTTATACATATAGTTATAAAGATACCTATTTAGAAACCATATGCCATGAACTTAATCTTGAAGTTATCCATCAAGTAGGATTTCGTGGTTTCTCGCAATATAAAATATATCTTGAATTTTTAGAAATTATAAAAAATAATCCAGAGATAATTATTTGTTGCCATACAGAACATAGTAGATTTTATCATCCTACTGAACAGATTAAAAAAAATTATAATCCTCTAATAAATTATAATAAAAATTTTCGCAATGCTGTCAACGAATATTTTATTCATATTTATAATGAAGATTTTTCTAAATTTATTCACAATTTAATTATTTACGAAATGCAAAAAATTTGTAAAGAAAAAAATATAAAGTTAATTAATATACCATGTTTTGAACATAACCATATTGTTAAAAATTATGGGCTATGGATTTTGGCAAATGACGGAATAGCTAGTTGTAGCAACATCGATTATAAACGTGAATTTGATCAAGATCGTTGGACACTAATTAATGATGCAAAGTTATTAAATCATTTTTCATCACACGGACATCAAGTTTTAGCAAATAATATAATTCCACATATTAAAACGTATATTACAAGCGACCAAGAATTTCATATTTCGTTGCTTTTTCCTGAACTATTTGCTTGACAAACTTTAAAATTGTGTTATATTCTTAATATGACACAAAAACGTATCGGCTTTTGCTGCAAATGGATTGACACCGTGGATCAACTTGATGGCTTTAAGCCTAAAGATGATGCACTCCGCTATAACAACAAGACCACGACAGTGGCTTGGCTAAACCGTCAAACCAAAGCGGTTGCTGAGCAACGACTGTGGGATATTATGGAGCATAATACAGATGCCACATTACGATTGGTGGAGCGTGTGGGAACACTTGCACCAGAACTACGAATGGTACGCCTTAGTAGCGACATACTCCCTGTTTACACTGAGTCAACTTGGGGCTATTTCTGGACTGATAAACACCTTCGTCAAACCATTGCGAAGCGACTGGCCAAGGTTGGAGATGCTGCTAAACGTCACGATGTTAGGGTCAGTTTTCATCCTGGCCAATTTTGCGTCCTTGCTAGTGACCGTGAGAATGTTGTCGCCAATTCTATTGCTGAATTTGAATACCATGCTGATTTGGCTCGTTGGATGGGTTTTGGTTCTAGTTGGCATGATCACGGTTTTAAGATCAATGTGCATATTAGTGGTAAGGGTGGTCCAATGGCTATACGAGCCGTATACTCCCGCCTCTCGCCCGAAGCTAGAAACCTTATTACAATAGAAAACGAGGAATATACCTATGGACTTGATTCTTGTCTCACTTTGGGTGATATCTTGCCTATCGTGTTTGATACTCATCATCACTGGATTCATTCGGGAGAATACATC